ATGATGTGTATAAGGGACAGGATGAGGTCGATCATCATGGCCATGATCACAAATCCGATGCAGGCGCCGGCGATGGCCAGCATGGGGCGGGTGCCCTCAAAGAGTACTTCCATTGTTTGTTGTTAGTTGGTTTAAAAAAGGCGGGGCGCATTTGAAGGGTGCGCCCCTACACGAGTGGCAATCGGGTCAATTGTCCACAATGCTCACTTGCCGGCTGATTACAAGGTTGCTACCCAGCACATAAATGCTTGCATCCCCCAGATACGACGCCTTCCCCGGAGATACTGCGAGGGGGCGTAATGAAAGCTGTATCCCCACAGGGAAGGGTTTCACATAGGAATAGACGGAAACCATCGGCCCAGGGGGTGGATCGGCTGGATATAATGTAGCCTCTGCAGCCCCCATTTGCTCTCCGGGCGGCGGTGTCCCTGTGTCTGCGGCAACATCCTGCGGCATCGCGGTCATATTGTCGACAAGATATTCATACACGACCCCCGTAATCGGCTCCGCCTCTGCCGGTATGTCGAACGTCTGCTCGTCTCCTGTTGGCGTTTTGACCTCACCCGCCTGCGACACGCTGGCCTGAACGGTTACTTTCCGGGTGGTTGGGTCGTAGTTAAATTTGGAAACACGGGGCTTGCCGGCGTCTGGCAAAGTAGGCGCTGGTGGTGCCGGCGGCGTGGGTACATGGATCGGGAACTCTTGCTCCTCTCCGATTGGGTCTTTCACCTCCCCGGCCTGTGCGACCTTGGCGCGCACCTTCACCTTCTTCGTGTCCGGGTCGTACGTTACCCCCTCCACGAACGGTTTACCCGCGTCGGGTAGCGGTGTAGGCTCGGGAACATCGACCGGAAACTCCTGCCAATCTCCCAGCGGCGTTTTGACCTCTCCCGCCCGGGCGTTCTGAGCACGCAGGCGCACCTTCTTGGCGTTTTTGTCATAGCTGATACTGTCTACATACGGCTTGCCAGCGTTTGGCAGCTGCGGCGCGGGTGTGTGCCCACCCTTGCCGCCTTTCCTCTTTCGTCCACCTCCGAGGTGGTACTGAATCAAATGCACGATTTTCATAGATCTATCTTCTTTCTTTGGTTATCCGATATACTTCGCACTGGCGGGCGCACCGGCCACGAGGCGCAATTGCTGCCCGGCTACGATGCCGTCCACGCCAAACTCTACCGCCTTCCCGTCGAAGCCGTACCCGGTCACGACGTCAGCCGTCACCCAGTCTTGCCCCGTGATGGAACGCTCAACGATCAAGGCATTGCCCGTCGCCCTTGCTTCAAACTCTACGCGCACGCTGATCGCGTCGCTCTCCGGCGCGAAGCTCTCGGAGATGTACTCCCCTTCGCGCACCTTGCTGAAATTGATTGTTTTCATTGGTTGTATAATTGTTAATGGTGAGTTGCTTGTCTATTCCCAGCAGAAGAGGCCGGTTTTGGTGTTGATTTTAACTGTCCGAAAGTCAGGACTTCCGCCCTCTGCTTTTATAGTGTTTACGTGAGGCATGTTTGAAGCTATTATACATGTTCTTTTGTTCCATGATGGATCGTTTCCGCGAGCGCGAAACTCAACCGCGAAGTTTGCTACAGATCCATGAGAACAGTCTATAACACGTGGTGCAAAGTCTTGTGTGGTAATAGTAAGACCGCCGGTGTAAAGCTTTGCGCAACTATCAGGGCCAGACTCAGATCTAAGATCGATGCTGCCGTGTGCGCTTATCCATGTACCTGTTTGTCCTGCCCCTCTCTGTATACTGTCTTTATAGATGATCGTACCATCCTTCACCTTGAAATCTCCGATCATCGCAGCTCTTTCCACCACGAGATTCTTCGTATTGATTAGCTCCGTTTTAATAAGGCCGCCTTCGATTACGGTCTTCCCGTTGAGGCGCGCGTTATTGATGTCGAACGTATCATTCCTGCCCTGTTTATTGTCGAGCTGCGTCTCTGCATTGGATACGCGCCGATTGACGGCGGCCAGCTTTTGGGCGTTATCCTCTTTGTAGCTCTCGAATGTTACGGCGGCGTTAATGTTGATGTTCCGAGAGATCATATTAATCGCCTCCGGGCTTTGGGTGATGTAAGAGGCGATGGTCTTCCCATTAGCCAGCTGCGCGGAGGCGTAGAGCGCGTTACCCTGCGCGGTTGTGATGTACCCAGCCGTCTGTAGCTGATAGATCTTACCGTCGGCTGTGGCTTGGCGATTCAGGAGGTTGTTCACGTTCTGCTGCGTCTGTTGCTGGAAGGCGTCCAGCTGGGCCTTGGTGCCGCCCAGCTGCGCGTTGAACTTGCCGACCTCGCCCTTGATCTGATCCGAGACCACCTGCAGCTCCGACTTCGTGGCGTAATCCGAATTGCCTTTGATCTTGATGTTGCCGCTGATCACACCCTCGTCCAGATCGAAGTACGTCGCGCCGTCGGCCGACTGGATGCGGCCCGTCTTGATGAACCGCCCGTTGATCATTGTAAAACCATACATGGGGGCAAAAGACCGCGCCTTCAGCTCCGAATCTACAGAGTTCAGGACGCCGATCCAGAAATGATAATAGGCCGGATCCTTCTCGACCGGGATCTGCTCCAACGTGAAGAGGATTACACCACCCGCGCCTGCGCGCTGGCATTTGGCATAGACGTAGTACGGCTTGGAGGCGTCGGCCAGCGTGAATGTGCCGTCGGCCAGCGTCCAGGAGCGCGCCTTGGACGCGTCGATGGTGTAATGCGTCAGCACGCCGCCCTGCACGCGGATGGCGTTCACGTTGCCCTGATAGTTGGGCTCGAAGACGGTGTTCGTCAGGCCGAACTGCATAGACTTTGCGCCTACGGAGAGGGCGATCGTGTCGATCGACTGCGGCCGGATCTTTTCCGTGTAATAGTTCCCCTCGGGGTCGAAGACGGCGGCCATCACCTCGCGCGAGCGGCGCCAATTGGCACGCGCCGTGGCGGGGTCTTTGATGTTATTCATACGGATGATCTTGTCCGTCTCGATCTGATCGGAGATGATGCGGTTGATGATCGACGTGGTGACCGTGTCCGAGAGCGTCAGCTGGTAGTCGTAGGGACGGAGCAGGTTGCGCGTGAAAGACTGTATGCGCACGGACTTCTTCACCTCCAGCGCCTCATCTTCCACCGGGATATAATCGCCTACGGAAAAGACGTCCGACGTCGATCCAACGCCCGAGAGCGAGCGCAGGAACTCTTCGGCCACCGTGAGGCCGTATTGCACCTTGGGCTGGCTGTTCTGATCGTAGTACTTGCTGCCGGCCTCCTCCAGCTCCTTCTCCGCGGCGTCCACTACGGCCTGCGGGGGTGCGATGTCCAGCAGACTGTATTCGTCGCCCACGCCGATGCGAAAGGCGGCGGAGGTTTTCGAGGGGAACGTCTCCCCGCGATCGTCTTTGAAGGCTTTCAGGGTGAAGGTCTTTGTGGCGTGGTCATACTTAGCCACCTCGAACTCATAGCCGGACAGGTTGCCGGTGTTGAAGTGCACCTTGGCCGATGTGCCCGGCAGCAGGTAGGTGGTCTTCGTCTCTTCCTTGCCGTCGGCGCCTTTCGAGGTGACCTTTTCAGAGAGGTCGAACGCCATAGCCGAATCGGTAAACACCAGCTCCGAGGCGGCGTCCACGGCCGTCACTCGGCCCTTCTGCTTGGGGTAGATGTCTTCGAAGTACTTTGTGGCCTCCCAGACGCCAAAGCGCCATGAGGCGTCCGTCTTTTCGATGCACGATTCGCCCTTCTTCTTGCCCGGCAGGCAGAGGCGCTGGGCACGATAGCGGGCGGTGATGTTACGCGTAGAGCCGTAGACCTTCAGGCGGGTGATGATGTTGGCCGACGAGACGTTCTGCCGCTCCAAGGCGTACAGGCCTTTGCCGCGGCCGTAGCGAAACGTGAAGGGGAACGTCTGCCCGACCTTGCCAAAGTGGATCGTGCGCACGCCGCCGGCCTGAGCGATCTCAAACTCGGTCTCGAACTCTTTGCAGAGGCGTTGCAGCACGGCCAGACAGTTGTCCGTTTCGCCAAACGTCAGGGTGCGGTCGGCGGCCGTTTCGGGACATTCGCCCAGCGCCCACTGACCCGGGAAGACGCGGTTGGCATTCGAGATGAGCACCGTGGCAAAGCGGCGGAGGCCACCTGTGAGGGCGTCGCTCTGGACGTCTTGCAGCGTGTTGCTCGTCGTGTCGATGGTCAAATCATACGTGGCGCGCAAGAGGTCGTACTGCACGCCCTCCATCTCCACCTCGTAGGTGTTGGGGGCTAAAGCCCCGTTGAGGTGTTGAGGCCTCCGGCCTGTTGGTTTGTTTATCTGTTTGTTCGTTGGTTTGACAAGTGGTTCAACATCTCAACATCTCAACAACTAAACATCTCAACAACTAAACACCTCAACGGGGCGAAAGCCCCTAACAGCCAACAACGGCCAGTGACCACGAACGAAAAAGGAGCCCCCCGGCGGAAAAGTCTCCTCTCGCCAAAAGGGGGGCTCCCGGGGACGCCGTCAAGCTGGCGCGGGCTTAACCGGGAAAGGCCCGGGGGCCACATCCGGCTCTTGGTTGTTTGTCGTTAGTTGTTGGTTTGTCTGTTTAGGTGTTGAGGTGTTCGTTGTTAGTTGTTAGCTGTTCGTTGTTGGGGTGTGAAATGAGGGTCGCCGCAGACCAAAAACCGTTTCGGAGCCCAAAATGACCCTCGGATTACGCCAAAAACAGGATTTAAGCCCGCGGCGACCCTCGTTTTGGGCCAAAAATCGATTTGGAGCCTGCGGCGAGGGTCATTTCACGCCAAAAACAGAATTTAGGTGCGCGGCGACCCTCATTTTGGGCTAAAAATCGATTTGGAGCCTGCGGCGAGGGTCATTTCGGGGGCGCCGGGGATCATTCGCCCCCCTTCGGGGTCGTGTGGGAGGGCACATTCAAGGTGTGCCCCTACACCGGGTACCCGGCAGACTTCCCAGCCTCGGCAGAGGCCGCTGGGGCCCGCAGGCCCCCTCATTCCTCCGGCAGATGGATGTCGGGATCGCCATCGTCGCCGCCCGGCTGGGGTTTGGGCTTTGGGTCGGGCTGCTTGGGCTGGTTGCCGGGGCCAGTGCCCGGCTTCTTCGGGTCTTTCGGCTGCTCGGGCTGCTTGGGGTCACTACCGCCCGGCTTCTTCGGGTCCTTGGGTTGCTTCGGGTCTTTGGGTTCCTTGGGCTCCTTCGGCTGCTTGGGTTCCTTGGGGACGGATGGCTTGCGGGGCGTGCGCTTCTTCTGGGCGGCGGACTGCTTCCAGGCGGCGTCCAGCTCGGCGGCGCGCTGATTGAGTCGGGCGGCGAGGGCCTCGATGGCTGGCTTCTCGATGGGCGTGGAGCCGAAGAGGTAGTTGGAGCGGAGGGTGAAGAGGATGCGCTCGTAGGCCGCGTCGGTCCGCGGGCGGACTTTGGAGGCCAGCGGCAGGCGGGTGGCCGCGCGTCCGTCTGAGCGCTTGGTGGCCAGGTCGGCGAAGGCCTTGTTGAGGGCCTCGAGTCGGGCCGGCAGGTCGGCGAGGTGGAGCGTGGTGAGGTGGGCCGTGAGCTCCGCTTTCTTCAGGTCGACCACGAGGCCGGAGATGAGGGCCGTCTCACGGTCGGCCGCCTCGGTGGGGGCACCGCTGTAGACGCTGACAGTGGGCATGAGTGCGGCGGCAGCTTTCTGGGTGGCCTCGTCGGGCGAGAGTCGGGCGGCACGAACGGCGGCGAAGAGGTACTGCACGGCGCGGTCGCGGGCCGTGTCAGCCTTCACGAGCTCCGCCGTGAGGGCGTCGGCTTGGGCCTCGCGGTTGAGCTCGGTCTCCTCGGTGATGCCGCCGTTGTAGTCGGTCATGATCTCGGCCGGGATGCCGGTCTTGGCCTGATCGGCCGATTTGAGGATGCCGTGCATCTCAGTGTGATAGGTCACGTGCATCGCGTTGTCGAGCTTCGTCTGTCCGACGGTCTTAATCTCTAAATCTTTGTCCATACGGTTGTTGTTTTAGGTTGTTAGTGTTGTTGTTTTTTGGTTCGGCGGCAAAGGTGAAGTAGGCTTTTCGTCACGACAATGGATCGCTGCAAAGTTTTTTTTTCTTTCTCTCTCTCTGGGCAGGGGGTGCGCCCCTACACCGGGTACCCGGCAAACTTCCCAGCCTCGGCAGAGGCCGCCCCTACACCGGGTACCCGGCAGACTTCCCAGCCTCGGCAGAGGCCGCCCCTACGCGGATACCCGGCCAAACTTCCCTCTCTCTCGGCAGAGGCCGCCCCTACATGTACCAGGCAAACTTCGCTGGGGCCCGCAGCCCCCCCCGGCCTCGCCCTTCTTGCTAAAGCCTTGAATATGCCCCGTGATAAAGAGCTTCGGGGAGGCGTGGTAATCGTTCGTATCGGCGAAGTTCGACAGCAACGTCTCGAGCCGATCCACTAGGGAGTTCACGGCAGCCGTCTCCGTCTCATCCTGTCGCGCGTACACCACGGGGATCTTCCCAATCGCCACAGCGCGGGGGTATCCCTCGGAGAGCGTCCACCCGTTGTCGCCCCTCTGCCACATATAATGCGCATCGGCGGTGTAGGTCTCGAAGAAGTCCACCGTGTTCCCCGCGTCGTCTTTGCGGGCAAAGCTGCGAGAGAAAGCCACCATGTCGCCCGTCTCATCGAAATAGGGGTAAAGCGTGTCCCCGTTCGCGGGAGAGAATACGGCGCAGCGCAATTTGAATCGAGAGGGGAAGCCGTAGCGGTTGGATTCCGCCTCGGTCTCCACCGGGTACCACAACTCGGCGCACTCCTTATATCCAAACACACTGCGCGCCACATTGCGGTTAATCGAGTTGCATTTCACGTCGCGCAGGATGCGACCAAAGGCACGCATGACGGCCTGCTGCTGCTCCGATTCGGTGTCTGCATTGTAGGCCGGATCATTACCGAAAAGGAACGACACGGCGCGTTTGATGATGAGCTGTTGAATCGAGAGACGAATGCGCGCCACAGGCTCGGGGCGTGTCTTTCCCTTGCTGCCCCCCGGTACATCGGAGGTTACCTGTAGGCCGTTCGACTCCTCCGAATCAGAAACGGCCACACGTTTATCGGGGCGTTTCGTCCGGTCGTTCACGTCGTGTTTCTCGGGGTCGATGGCTTTGCGGGCGGCCTCTACATCAGGGGCGTCTGCGGACGCCAGCGAATTTTGCCTGGTACATGTAGGGGCGAATTGCATTCGCCCCCCAGACGTCCCGGCAGGGACGGGCGCCGGACATATTTATTCGGCCCCACAGGGTCCGTCTAATGGGGCGTATTCAATACGCCCCTACACCGGTACCCGGCCTGCCTTCCCGGCCTCGGCAGAGGCCGTCCCTACACACAGGTACCAGGCAAACTTCGCCGGGGCCCGCAGGCCCCCCGGCAAACTCCAGGAAGCGGCGCTGCCACCCGAGGGGCATGTAGGTGAGATTCTGCACAGCAGCCGAATGGGTGAAGATGCGCACGGCCTTGTTCTGCGATTGGTGGAACCACTTGAAGTGCGTGCGGTCGTTGCCCATGCGGCGACACTGCTGCTCCACAGCGCGGGCATATCCACGGCCGCCGTTGTTCGACTCCACGACGCACTCCAAGACGGAATGCCGAGAGAGCATCTCAGCCAGCGCCGGCTCGGTGTACTCCATCGGGCGCTGCGTGTAAAGCACGTCCACGATGTAGTTGCCCGTCTCCGTCTCGTCGTAGACGATGGCGCAGAGGTAGTCGGCACCCGTGTCCGCCGAATCCACATAGGCCTTGCGGGTGACGCGCTCCGCGGCGGGGCGGTATTCGTATTCCTGGAATCCGCGGTCGTACATCAGTCCCTCGCTGGGCTTCGGGTCTTGCTGATAGAGCGAGTCGAACACGTGAGGGTTGCGGGCGCGAATGGTTTGCAGCTTTTCCAGCGAGTGCCGCTCCGGCCAAAGTGCCTCCCCCTCCTGCCGAGGGTCTACTTCGGTGGGCGCACCGATCTTGATCGCCGGATAGACCACCACCTCCCACCCGCGGGGATTCGTCAACGGGTCATACGCACCTTGCTCTCGGAGCAACTTGCCGGCCAGATCATCCTCGTGCCAGCGGGTAAAGACGATCAGCTGCCGGGAGTGGTTGTGTAGACGCGTCTCGGCAACGGTGTCGTACCAGTCGGAGATATTCTCTCGCACCCGTGGCGACCACGCCTCTTTGGCGTCTTTGTAGATGTCATCCATGATCAGCAAGTCGACCGGGTCGCCCGTCAGTGGCCCACCCACGCCCACGGTCTTGAAGCTGCCCGCCCGGCCTACGATCTCGCACTCATCGGCATTGCGCACCCATGCCCGCGCCACGGTGGTGACGTTGGTCGAGTTGAGACTCGTGGCGGGGAAGATGCGGCGGTATTCCTCCGTATCGATGATGCGCTGTATCTCCCGGTTGAACTTTCGCGCCTTCGTAGCGCTGTACGACACGATGGCGATCTTCGTATCCGGGTTCTGCCCCAGCACAAAAGCCGGCAGGCGACGGGTGGAGCCTTCGCTTTTTCCGTGTTGTGGGGGCACGAAGACCATCAGCCGGTCTATGTTGCCACGGGCAAAGTCCGTCAGCCGGGCGTAGTAGCGGCGATGGAACTCAGCCGGGTCGAAGTTGGGCATCGTGGCCTCGGTGAAACTCAGCAGATCCGTGCGCGCTTTCCGCGTCAGGCTCTCGGAGAGCATCACGTAATACGCTTCACGGTCGGCGCGTGTCATTGCGGCTCACCCTCCCCCAGCTTCTTTTGCAGCGTCCGAATGCGGGCGTTCAGCTCCTCATCCGAGAGGCCAGCAAAGAGGTCGCGCCCGTCTTTGCCGGTCACTTCCGTATTCATGCGATTCTTCCAATGATCGGGGTCGCGGTTGCAAAGCGTGAAAATGATGGCAGCGGCGCTGGGCGGTATGTGCTTCTTGATCTTCACGTGCTCTTTCACGCGGGTGATGGCTTTCCCGTCGGCGTCTCGCTTGCCAGTGTCGACGGACACGGTGCGCTCCTCGGTCACATCGTAGCCAGTCAGGAGGCGGTAAATGGATTGATTCGCCACCTCCCCAATACGATCGTAGGCCGCTTGTCGCGCTTTGTTGACAGCGTCGGCGAAGTCGGCCTTATGCTTAACCCACTCATAGAATGTGTCTTTGTGGATATGTACATTCCGGCAGACGCTTTGCACGGTCTCCCCCTCCTCGAGGCGTCGGCAGATCTGCTCGGCGATGTCTTTGTTATAGCGTGCCATACTTCCGAGGGTGTTTCACGTTTTCTTGAATTGTTCGGAGATGATCTTGGGGACGGCCGCGTTCCAGTTGATGCTGTGATGCAGGCGACGGTGTTTCGTGCCCATCATGCGAATGCAGGCACAGGCGGGGGCATACATGACGGTGTAGAACGATTTCACGTACGTGCCACTATCGAGGTAGATGTCGGTCATACCACCCGATGACTGCTGCGTGCTGACCTGATTCAATGCCACATGTGGGACCTGAAGAAACAGTGAACCTCGGCTGCCCAGTACGACATACGTGTTCACGTCTTCATTGATCTTTCCGAAGAAGCGAAAGGGCTGTTCGGTGTCGCAGATGAAAGAGTTCATCGCCTTCCTTTTGAGGATCTCGCCCTGTACGATGTTGTTTTCCTTTCCTCCGACGAAGTCGCCGCGCTGTGCCATTGCAACGGTTAAGGCACCCACATTCTTCCTAAACTCGATTAGTGCGTCAAACACCTTATCCAAGGAGCGGATACTTCGTTGCTTTAGCTCTCCATTCGCTGCGTAGGTATAGGAGAACTCGAAATAGTCGTCGTCCAGCTCGATAAAGTAGCGATAGCCTCGCTCTTTAGCTATTTGAAAGGAAGCGTTCCGGGCGTAGATGATGGCGCGGCGGTCTTGGAAGTTGTCTCCCTCTTCAGTTAGAGCGGCCTCTGCCTTCTTATCGAAGACGTAGACGTCTGGGAACTTCTTCTTGTATTCTTCCAGCGTGGCATCTTCATTGTCTACCACCACTATAATGTCCCCGGTATAGCCACGCTTTCGCAGTGTATCGTATGTGTAGACCTTATCCGGCCGGCCGTGCGTGAGGATCAATGCGACAAAGCTGTTATTCATCCGGTACGTCCTCCTCCCTGAGCGCGGCCAACTCAGATTTAAGTTTCACATACCCCAACTCCACGGCGCGGTCAAAGTCTATAATCACCAGTGCAGAGTCTTCCATTAGGCGCTGCGTCTCTTTGTTCGCATGCGCATAAAACTCTGCGATTCGGCCGTAATCGAAGACGATATGACGAGCGGCCGCGATACGCAGGAAGGCTTTCGTTTCGATGTCTACACCTTCAGCAGCCGCGATGTCTTCCATCAGACGTTTGTAGGCGGTCGAGTCGTAGAGCTCCTGTGCCAAGGGGCATTCACCTTTTGGTATGTATATCGGGGATTCGATCTTTTTCGTGTAGGTGTTATCCTCGCCGGCTTCGCCGCCACCATCCCCGAATGCTTGTCCGCCGCCTCCGAATTGGTTTTCGGAGACCTCCACGGCAAACTCCCATGCGTCGAGCGTTTCGGGCGAAAAGTCTTCCACGACGATTTCAGTATCGAATACAGATGTGTCCGAGGCGTGGTTATCAGCAAAGGCAAGCAGGCGGCGACGTTCGTCTGCTGTTCCCAAGTCGGTACGTTTTACTGCGATCAGCTCCCGCCCGTCGGTCTCTACGACGCGCACGGGAAGCCCCAACGCCTGCGCCTCTTCATAGACTCCGTTGCCTGCGATAATGCAATCCTCTTTATCGATCACAATAGACCGCCCGGCACCGAGATCCTCGAGACTCTTACGGATTACTCGCTTGTTGGCGTCCGGGTGCAATCGGTAATTGCGTGGATCTGCCTTAATAGTTACAGCTTTTTTCATTGAGGTGTTTGTTATCGTGTTGGTTTATGGGCGCAAAGGTAGAGGGGGCACCTCGTGAGGGTGGTGCGTTCGATGGTGTTATATCGGATCCCTCCACAAAAAAAGAAGCGACCCTGCGTGTATGGTTGCCACGAAGAGGCGCATATAGCTTTGCGGCGTAAAAAGTTTAGTTGTTGTAATTCGATCGGTATGCGGATTGTGTGCGCTGGGTATGTTTAACACGCTGTTGTTTCTTTCCGATTAGTATTTGAAGTCTTGCTTAAAACAGCGCCCCAAACAGGGCGTATCGATCGGTGGAGGAGGGGTTTCGACGTGATGTCGGAGCCCCTTTTCTTTTGTGTTAACGGTCGACAGAGAATCGACAACCCAATCACGTAAATAGCGCAAGCAGCTAATAGTCAGTATATAGTACAATATAGCAGGCTCGTCTGGGGGGCGAGTGGTCGCTGGTTCGAATCCAGTCACCCCGACTAACTGGAAGGCCTCTCAAAGTCAGTGATTTAGCTGCTTTGATAGGCTTTTTTTATGGCCTCGCGGAGGCGTTTTCACGCTTCTATATTGGGGTGGTTTTAGGTCTTACAGGGTATTTTTGTGGCACAGTAATCGACAAATAATCGACAAGAATCGAGAAAGAATAGGCCCTATGACAATACGAGTAACCACAATGGGAAAATATATGCGCC